AGAGTGGTAGTGGTTTGAACGATTCCAGGAGTATTTCCACTGTTATTTGGAGAAGTAGTTTGATAAATTCCTTGTCCTTGTGCCTGACCTTGTGCCTGACCTTGTGCCTGACCTTGTCCTTGTCCCTGACCTTGGTCGGAATCACGATTCGAAGAAGGATTCTCATCTGCATATGGATAGGAGCCATAATCTAAACCGGAACCTGACCCGGAACCTGACCCGGAACCCACACCAGAACCAGAATCCTTAGACCCGGAAGGAGTCGTGGTAATAGGAACAACCTTCCCATCTTCATTGACGAATACATTTTTATAGATATGTTTACCCATTTCGAACATTTTATTATTATTATTCAGGGAATAAAATTCGCTCATATTCAGATAAATAAATAAAACCGCGATAAACCATGCGAAAATGGGTCGTTCTGACAAATAAATGGCATTAATACCCATAGTAATAAAATAAATGACAATAAGTGTTAAAATGACAGAACATAATAAAACAATCCCACATGAGAATGCGGACAAGGTGCATTGATAAGGGGCAATAAACAATGAAAATAAATTGGTGGTCAAAGAAATGGTTAAAAATAAAACCGCGGGGGTAGTTAAATCATCGAAATCCATTTTCTTCCAAATAATCTCAAAAACAAATTCGAAAAAAATATTTTTACTTATAATATATACTTTTGAAACCATCTAGAAATCATAAATGGCTAAATCTATTTTTTGACAGTAGTAGAACATTTGTTTGTATTACTAACACCATCCCAGTAAATACTATATTGATTGGCAAATTTCTGTTGCATGCAAATGGCTTGTCCTCCGCTGCTTGACCAGGCAGAGTCCTTACTATTGAATATCACGGTATTTTTAACCGAGTCTGGTAAAGGGGCACTGACAATGTTTCCAAAAGGATTTGCATTTGATTTGAAAGTAATCACTCCGTTACTATTGGTTGCAGAATACATTGGAAATTCAGAAGCGACATTATTGCCAGTGGCCGTTAAACTTCCATCAGGTAAAACAAGACTACCGCCATTTTTACCCTTAAAATAACAATTACCGGAAGAATCGGCCGCCCATCCTTCGGGACATTCTTGTTGAATAGGTGGAAAAACGTGACTGGTTTTATTATATCTCACCATAATGACAAAAATGACGAGAATTAGAATCAATAAGAAGACAGAGATACCTAAAACGATTTTTTGAAAAGAATCCATTTTTTTTGAAGGAGTATGAGGTAAATATTTTTCGGTCTATATTATGATACTTCTGTAATTATTTTGGAAACCGGGGAAATCGGGGGGAGATAGCCAAATAAAAACAAATTATTTTATATCTACAGATTATAATAAAATATAAATACTTTTGAAGAAATGCCGGGTGGACAAATGAACTTGGTTTTTACAGGAACTGCGGACCAAATATTGGTCGGCGAACCTAAGAAATCATTTTGGAATTATTCCTATAACCAATATAATCAGTTTGGCAAACAACATTTCCGCGTGGATTTCGATGGACAGCGTGATTTGAGATTAACTGAACCTTCTAAATTTTCTTTTACCATGCCGCGTTATGCCGATTTAATATCCGACATTGTCGTCGCAGTAACTTTACCCAATATCTGGAGCCCCATCTATCAACCTTGCACCCAAACCGGGAATCAATGGGCCTCTTATGATTTCCGTTGGATACGTGATTTGGGTGCACAAATGTTACAAGAAGTCGAAATTATTTGTGGTAATTTCACGGTTGCCAAATATTCCGGGCAGTATTTAACCAATATGGTCAAGCGTGATTTCCAATTCGATATGCGTCAAAAATTCAATACCATGACTGGAAATGTGGCGGAATTAAACAATCCGGCGTCTACCTATGGCCGTGGGTATGTATATCCAAGTGCCTTTTATACCGAAAATCAAGCAGGCGCGGAACCCTCGATTCGTGGTCGAACCATTTATATTCCCATCAATGCATGGTTTTCCCTAGATAATCGTTGTGCCTTCCCGCTTTTGGCTCTTCAATACAATGCCTTAATCGTGAATATTACTATTCGTCCTATCCGCGAATTATTCCAATGTCGTGATGTATTTGATGCGGCGAATGTATATCCTTATGTCCAGCCAGATTTCAATCAATCCCAGTTCCAAATGTATCGTTTTTTACAGACGCCCCCTTCCACTAATTTAGACATGGCCAATTACGCGAATCAAAATACGTCATGGAATGCGGATGTGCATTTGGAAACCGTCTATGTATTTTTATCTGAAGCAGAACGTAAGAAAATGGCCATGGAAGAACATGCCTATTTGGTTAAAGATGTATATGAATATAATTTCCAAAATGTAACGGGGACTCAACGCGTGGAATTGAAAACGACGGGATTGGTGACAGGGTGGATGTGGAATTTCCAACGTAATGACGTGAATTTACGAAATGAATGGTCGAATTATACGAATTGGCCTTATAATGTATTACCTTCCAATTTAGAAAAACCTTCTGCGGGTGCACCTATCCCATATGACCCGACGAGACCTACGACCACTTTATCCGGTCCTTTGTTGAATCCGAATGGTAATTTCACGGGATATTTTATTACCGGGGATTTCGCTCCGAATAATCAGAAAAATATTTTATTAACCTTGGCGGTTATCTTGGATGGGGAGTATCGGGAATTGGATTTGCCGAGCGAGGTTTTCCAATATATGGAAAAATATAAAACCAATCCAGGGAGTCCGGAAGAATACGAGGACGGGTTGTATGTGTATAATTTCTGTCTGGATAGTAATCCGTTTTACCGTCAGCCTTCGGGGGCCATGAATTTAACGCGATTCAAACGTGTGCAGTTGGGATTTACCACCTATGTCCCCCCCATCAACCCGGATTTGGCCGATTTCCAAATTCTTTGTAATGCCGAAGGAAATCCGATTGGTGTCAAAAAAGCGTCTTGGCAATTATATGATTATAATTTTGATTTGAATGTGTATGAGGAACGTTATAATGTCATTACGTTTATTGGCGGTTATTGTGGGGCGCTTTTTGCACGTTAATTTTTGGTGTTTTTTCGTCCGAGAGAGAAAAGAGGGGGGCAATAGGTTATTATGCTAGAATTCCTCTAGCATAATATAAACATATTATTATTATTATTTGTGCATTTTATTTTCAAAATATTCTGAAACCCCGAAACCCCGAAACCAGAAATGTCAAACGCAATCCATACCGAACCATTATTCAATGTTTGTCCATTACGAAATGCATTCGGACTCGCAGGAAAAGGGATTCATTCCTATCGTATTTACGACGTCGCCGTAATGGATTTTGCGGTGACATTTGTCGGTGCCGCTATCTTGGCGTTTGTTTTTTCATGGCCCTTAGGTTGGACCTTTTTAGGTCTTTTTCTTTTAGGTATTTTCGTCCATCGTATTTTTTATTCACGCACCACCATTGACAAATTACTTTTTTCCGGACCACGGGATGGGAAATGTCCGATGAATGATGCGCATTCGAAATAAGGAGGGAAGGGGGCGATAAAATATTCCTATGGCCCTTTTTATCCAATCCCCTCAAACCAGCGTGAAATTCTCCAGAACCAGGTGTATTTTGGTCAACATTTGTTTTTTTTCCAGATTATAAAACCGAATCAATTCCATGCATTCTTCATAGGATTTCCAGGCGACTTTGCTTACTTCGGTGGATAGGAAACTTATTTCGGAGTCTTGGTAATCCATTTGCATGAGATAATATTTATGTTTGTAGGGTTTGTAATTGGAACCTAGGAAATTCTCTTCAAAAGGATACAAATTAGTAATGGGTTGGATTTTCTTTTCTATTTTTGAAGGAAGAAGAGGAGGAGGGGGAGCATTGGATGGGAAATAAATACTCATTAGCGCGGATTGGGGCCGTAGAATATATTTATTGGAAGGAGACGGTATTTGTGCTAATCCAGGGGGAGGGGGGAGTTCCGTCTTTTTCTCTTGTGTTCCCATTTCCCCAGTTCCTCGGAATTCCGACATGATAGGTTCGGAAGGTTGTCCCGTTTCTTCTTTGAATTCGCGCAGAGCACATACCCAGTCGGTTTCCTCTGTATCCCGTCTACCTTTGGGAAACCCCCATTCCGGTTCGTCCCATGTCCATTCGGGATATTGTTCGCATTCGTCGACCAAGGTTTGAAGATGGAATGGATGGCGGCCTTTGCCCATTCCGCGTCCATTACTTAATACAGTGAATTTATCTTTGCTGATTTTTTCTTCGGTGGGTTTGAAATATTTGGTTTCGGATTTATTGAGATGGGAATGGTGGAAATAGGGGGTGATGGAAATGACGTCGTTGGTCCATAATTGTCGCCATAATTTGAATCCATAATCTTGGGCGTTTTCTTCTTTGGCATATTTCAAAATCCGTTGTCGTTCTTCGTGGGTCATTTGTTTGAACATGTTAAGAATATATTGTTTGTTATAGGGCGAATATTTGCCTCGGATGAAATCAATATATCCTAGGGTATCTTTCCGGCGTATTAGTAAATATTCTCGTTTCGAAGGGGCAGTGGGACAATTTCGGAAAGCGATGATGCCGATACTGGTGATAGGTGTATTACATTGATAAGACATGTGGCCATATTTGCCGCAATTATTACAAAACACATTAGCGGTATTTTGGGGGGCGGGGGGTTTGGGGTGGTTATAGAATTTATGATGATTGGAGGGAGGATAAGAGGATACGATAGAGGAATAAGTATTTCTGGGTTCCATTTTCAGATTTTAGGTTTCAGGATTTTGGGCTTTTTTGCCTCCGATTTAGAGTTGGAAAGCAAAATGGGTTTATTTTGATTTGGGAGAGGAGGAGGAAGAGGGACACAAGAAGACAAACCAAGATAAATAGAAAAACCTAGAGCCCCTTATACGCCCACTTGAGAATGTCTGTTTTGATGATGAATCCATTGCCCCTCTTAGAAAACGCGAGCAAACCTTCGATACAAACACATGACGAATTATTACGCACTGAATTATTGGAATTTTATAAAAATAAGGACTATTTACAACGCATGACTGGGATAATCAATGGCAAACGATTATCTCTCCGATTATTGGATTGGTTTGTCTGTAATTATTCCAAAGAATATTATACCATGTATGAAATCCAACGTGGGGAGAAAACCATCCGCTTCAAAGTATACATTGATTACAAAACCAATTTGGATATTTATTCCAAGAAACGTTTCGCGCCTTTTTGCCGACATGAACGTATTTATATTCCCTATGACGAGGAGAATTTGATGGAAACCACGTTGGGACAATTGAATTTTTTCCGATGGGTTTTCAAGAATTATATTTTGGAATATATGGAGGCCAATTACGACGAAATCAAACGCGACATGGAGAAACGTAATAATTCCGTGAAACGCCGCACGTCTTCCGATAAATCTTCTACTTCCGTGGATTCCGTAGGCTCCCAAATATCTTCCGTTTCGTGTTCTTCCTTGTTGCAGGAGGGAGCTGCGGAGGTGGTCGTGGATGGAATTACCATTCCTCCGATGTTAGGGGGCGGTGGGAAAACGCGTAAAAAAAGGGAAGAATTATCCACTTCGGCTTGTTTGAGTATGCGTTTTGAACGCAATGCGCCAATTACTTTTAAATTCGGGAAGAACTAGACGGTCCTCCCGGGCATTTCCTCTTCTTCCCCCGGAAGTTCCTCTCCCAATTTCTGCACCTCCGTCATTCGTTTGGTTTTCCAATACCGTTCGCTGTTCATGCAACGGCGGCGTAGATTACATTGTAGGCAGGCGATGACCACGTTGTCTTTGGTATGAGGATATTCATTGTTCAATCGTTCGAGAGTCCATTGTTTGGGTTCGCGGACCGTTTCATAGAAAAAATGGGCGGTTTCTTGGCAATAATAACAGCGCATTTCGGAGGCAACTAATAAGGCAATGGTTTCGGCAATGGTGATGGTTGTTCCCGCATCATGGGCGAATTTCTTTTTGGTGTCTTGTTCAGTATAACTTTTCAATTTGGTGGCGACGAGTGATTTCAAGAAGGGGGCATTGGGTTGATTTTCCAAATCGCGTAATATCGCCAATTGGGTATCGACATTGGCCAGATTTTCTTGGGAAATATTCCGATACCATAGGGGTGTCAGGGTTGCCAAGCGTTTTTCTCCACGGCGAAAAGGACGGGTGGTTTTAGGGGTTTCAGGGTTTGCGGAGGGGGGAGTGGTAGTGGAAGATATTTTACGGTAAGTTTGGTAAGGAATGATTTTGATATCTTGGTCCGGGTCCATGTCCGAGGTTTTTGCATCGGGGCCGTGGATATATTTGGTATCTAATCGGGGGAACATCGGGGGATACAGAATCTGGATAAATAAAATAAACAAAGAATGGGCAATAGATAATATATATTCAAAGATATATTCAAATATCAACCTATTACCCCACTGCGAACCCATGTCCGTCCAATTATCTCGAGCGGATTATTTGAAATTGTTGGAATCGAATCCCGGCCGCCTGATTTTCAAATTCGGTGCAGGATGGTGTGGCCCGTGTAAAATGGTCATGCCACAATGCGAACATTGGATGCGCCAATTACCCAGAGATAGATTCGTATTTGTGCCGGTAGATATCGACGATTCTTTCGAAGTATATTCCATGCTACGTTCCAAAAAAATTGTGCAAAGTGTGCCTACCATGGTTTGTTACAAACAAGGGAATAATAATCCTATTGCCCCTGATTATGTGGTCATAGGTGCGAATGTGGCCCAAGTGAATCATTTTTTCCAACAATGTGTGGCGGAGTAAAGGGGCAGTGGATTATTTTGTTGGAACTGTGGAAAAATTGAAATAAAAAGATTGGTTTTATAAATACAAATATCTATTTATACAACTCTCGCTAGTAATTTTTAAGACACTCCTATTTCTCTTTCAGAATCAGAATCAAAACCGAAAATGACACGTGTGAATGATAAGAACGATAAGAAAAACGGGGGTGGAAAGGGACAATCCAAAGCACACGGAAAATCTTCTTCTTCTTCTCAAAAGAAAAAAGGGGCATCGCGTAAAATGTTCGTGGATTCTTCGGATGAGGATGATAGTGAATATCTGCCTTCTCCTACCGAAGAAGAAACCACGGTTTACGAGACGGAAGAAGACGACGGGGAGGACGAAGGGTCCGCCGAAGAGTCCGAAGAAGAAGAGGAAAGCGAAGACACCGAAGTCTTAGTGGATAAATTCATCCATGGCAAAAAGAAGGCTTTGGCCGCTGCCGCCGCGGCTGCTTCTAAAAAGGGGGACAAAGGGGACAAGAAATCGTCTAAATCTTCTTCCGTTGCCCGAAAAGAAAAAGGCAAAGAACACAAGGGAAAAGAGTATGAAAAAAGTAAAGGAAAAGGACATGGCAAAGAAAAAGAAAAATACGTAAAAAATAAAAAAATCGTTTCCAAAAAATCCAATAAAAAGTATCAAGAAGAGTCCGAGGAAGAGTCCGAGGAAGAGTCGGAAGAGGACTCCGAAGAGGACTCGGAAGAAGAAGACTCCGAAGAAGAGTCGGAATCTGAAACCGAATCGGAAGTGTTGGTGAAATCTTCTTCCAAAAGAGATAAAAAAGCGGCATCGGCATCCGGGGGGGGGATTTTGGTCATGAATTTGATGGATATGTTGGAAAACGCCGCCATGGAAGATGATGAAGAATACATGGACGACGAATTCGCGGAAGAATATGAAACCGACGAAGACGACGAGGTCAATACCGATGACGAGAAAACTTTCATGAAAGAAACCTATGTGGACTTGCCAAATATTCCAATTATCGGAGATGAAAAGCGTAAACGTGGGGGGGAGTCAGGGGGGGGTCGTAGATTGATTGAGTCCACGTCCGAAGAAGAGGAAAACCGTATTCGCGCCGAAGAAGAAGAATTGGCCAAGAAATTGTCGAAATGTCTTCCCGCTTCCCAATTGAAAAATGGCAACAAACCATTGAGTAAGAAGGAAAAGGAGGAACTAGTCGCGGGGGCGGAAAAAGCCAATAAAAAAGGGAAAGAGAAAATGAAAAAGGAAAAGGCAGTGGAAAATCCTGAGACCAAAGACAAAGACGAACGCGACAAGGTCATGAAGAAATATCAGACGTTGGATGATATGCGTAAATTCATGATGGAACGTTTGGCCAAAGACCCGGAGAATAAAATCCTGAAAAATGCGCTCCAAGATATCAAAGAAAATATCCATAAATTGGTCAAGAAAGCGCGTTCCGAAAACGCCCGTAAATTCCACGAAATGGTTTCAGAGAAAATCTATAGCACTGGGAAAATCAACGATTTGGATTATTTCAAGAAGAAATTGTCGAACAAAGAGCAACTGCGTGCCATGTCCGATTTGAAAGAAATCAATGAACATATTTACATGGACAAACCGTTTCGTATGGCCATTTTGGAAATGGATATTTCCTATAAACATAAAGCCATTGCCCTGAGCCGTCTGGATACTATGAAACAAATGGAGATGTCGTCGGAAAGCGGGGGGTTTACCAAAATGAAGGAATGGTTGGAGACTTTCATGCGTATTCCGTTTGGCCGTTATCGCGATTTACCTGTCAAAATTTCGGATGGACATGATAAATGCTATGAATTCATGTGTCGCGCCAAACAGACACTGGATGAATGCACCTATGGCCTCAATGACGCCAAAATGCAAATCATGCAGGTTTTAGGGAACTGGATTTCCAATCCGAATTCCATGGGAACTGCGATTGCGATACGCGGCCCGCCAGGTTCGGGGAAAACTACGCTCGTGAGAGACGGTATCAGTAAAATTCTAGGCCGCGAATTCGCCTTCATCACGCTAGGTGGGGCAACGGATTCCGCATTCTTGGACGGATTTTCCTATACTTATGAAGGCGCCAAATGGGGCAAAATCGTGCAAATCTTATTAGACAGTAAGAGTATGAATCCGGTCATTTATTTCGACGAATTGGATAAGATTTCCACGACCGAGCGTGGCCAAGAAATTTCGGGGATTTTGACGCATTTGACCGATACTTCTCAGAACAATCAGTTCCACGACAAGTATTTCTCGGAAATCGATTTCGATTTAAGCCGTTGTCTGTTCATCTTTTCCTACAACGAAGAGGCGCTGGTGAATCCGATTTTGAAAGACCGTATGTATGTCGTGGAAACGAAAGGGTACAGTAATAAGGAGAAAGTCATTATTGCCCAGAAATATCTATTGCCAAAAATCCTGGAACAAGTCTTTTTCCGACCGGACGAGGTCATGATTCCCGATGAAACCATTCAATACATGCTGGAGAAAACCGATTTGATTACCAAAGAAGAAGGGGTGCGTAATTTGAAACGTGCCCTGGAAATCATTGTGAAGAAATTGAATTTACTGCGTTTGATGACGACGGCTCCTTCCTCGGAAACAGAAATCCCACCCAATGCCAAAAAGGGTGTGCAATTATTCGGCGAAGAATTCAATTTCGAAGTCAAATTTCCGATGACGGTTACCCGAGAACATGTGGATTCCCTGATTAAGAAAGCCGATGTGCGTCCAAAGGCATGGGATAGTATGTATGTGTAAGTGTTGGTTAGAGGGGTGTGTGTATTGGATGAAAGGGGTTGTAGGTTAATATTATACACCTTTTCTAATGTAAAACGCCGAATTTAATATAGAACTATACCTTTTATATTATAAATAAATGGATTTTGTTTATTTATTACTTTATGGAAGTGAATGGGAAGATATAATTATATTATTATCAAAGGAAGATGCTATAAATGAATCAATAAACCACCCAAATTCTAGAGTTGAAATTTTTAGTAAAAATAACAAATCGGGATATACGCCAACTTATAATTATTATAAAAATGGAGAACTTATACAAACTCATAATTTTATATCAGGAAAATAAACTGCGTTTTGAATGGTGGTGTAAAAAAGGGGGATAAAATATTATATCGATAATATATAATATTTTTAAATGAATGAATCTATTACCCCTCCTTCATCAGACCCTATTGCATACTCCCTAGAACCTATCGCCCAAACACCGGAACCGGAAATGGATGCCCAGACGGCACAATGGATGGATGCGTTGATCCGCGAAAATACCGAAGAATTGGAGGTCATCGTGGAAATCCCCAAAGGTTCGCATGTGAAATACGAATATGATAAGAAAACACAACGGATTATTTGCGACCGTATTTTATCCACGCCTTTTTTTTATTTTTTCAATTACGGATATGTACCCAATACCTTGAGCGAAGATGGCGACCCATTGGACGTGGTGCTTTTAATGGAAGATTCCTTGTTTCCTGGATGTTCCATTCGCTGTAGGGTGTTAGGGGTATTGGAAACATCGGATGAAAAAGGAACCGACCCGAAATTAATTGTATGCCCCATTTCCCGTATTGATAGTTTCTATGACCACTTAAAAGACGTCATGGATGTTTCGGTTGGATTATTGAATAAAATCAAACATTTCTTTGAACACTACAAGGATTTAGAAAAAGGTAAGTTTGTGAAAGTGGGACATTTTCTGAGTTGCGAGGACGCTAGACGGCTATTATTTGACGCACGTATTACCTATTATTCCCAGATGATTGATAATGGAAGCGTTTTTTTCTTGAAAGAGAAAATGGGGGGATTCGCGTGAAAACATATATCAGAGGGATTTTCCCGAAAACGCCGAAAAATTGAACGTGTTTTCGTTTTTTTCACTGGTATTATCATTTCGAATACTATTACAGCACTACCCAAACACGAAAATGAATTATGTATCAGCCAACCCTATTTTCAAAAAACAAATGCAAGCGGTTTTGAAAAAACAACGGGAAAGATATTTGTTTTATTCTACCATGGAGTATTTGAAAAAGAACGTGAAATATGATATATCCTCTTCGGAAGAAATGCGTGAGAAAAACCGGGACAAAAAAGTTGTGGAAAACTCGGTAAAATCTTCTACTGCCAAATTGGAAACCAAATCGGTCGCCCAAGAAACAGAAGTGGAAAAAGGGGTCGTAGATATATTCTCCCCCAAAAAGGGTCATGGCGGTGGGAAAAATACCAACCTGGAAGGGAAGAGTTTTGAGGCATTAACCGAGAATGTCGCAAAACTATTGGAACAAGGCTTTGTGTATGAGTATTGGAATCAAACTTCCAAACATGCTTTCACGCTTTCTAAAACATTTGATTGTAGAACCCCTTTAGCAATTTCTGTTTCCGGAGGGGGAGAAGGGGCAGTGGATAATATTGTCGAGAAGGGGGGGAACGGTGGCGAGAAACGTATTCTCTACCTTGCCCAGGCCGGGTTTAAAACCTTTATGAAAAATGAATATGGATTGAATTTTCCCCGATACCCCGACGAAGCGTATCTGGTCGACTATTCCAATGGCCGAAAAGTCCTGAAAATCTTGGAGAAAAAAGCGCAACATGTGGAAGGTTCAGCAGATACCAAATTGATGGCCGCCAATGCATTCCGTGAAGAATATCGGTTTTTCGGGGAGGGCAAATTCGAAGTAGAATATGCGTTTTGTCTCAATGCCTTTTTCAAAGAGAAATTCCATTCAGATTCTGCCAAAAACCGTAAATATATTTTCCTACAGCAATTATTGAAAAAAGAGGGCATCGAGGTATTTTACGGGGAAGATGCGGATTATTTCGACCGATTATCGGAATGGATTCATCGCGATGCTGTGATTGCCAATTCTGGATAAAAGTGTCATGAGGAGGGGTTCATGGGGGGGTCTGGAATCTCGGAGTCTGTCGCTAAATGGGAAATCAAGATTTCTTTGGCGGTGGTTTCGGGATTTTTTGAATGTATTTGTCGGCGGCAGGTTAAGTGTTGGATTTGGTATGGGGCGTCAGGGGTTTCAGGGAAATATTCTTGTAAGAGGGGGACATCGGAATTACTCATGGCCCATGACACGCCTTTCGGTATCCAATCGTGGCATTGCTCGAAGAGTAGTTTGGATTTGGTGGTGGAAAAGCCTTCCAGGGA